ATAGCCTGCATATAAACCATCTTGTATATATTTAACTTCAGGAGATTTATGATAAAATACTTTTAAAGGATTTAAAACATTGACCACAGGTTTACCATTAGTTATACCAACCCATGCATGTTCTTCACCTGATATATTACCATGTTTAAACCCATCATTCTTTTTCTCTTTAATCATTTGTTCATAATACAAATAATTAAGTAAATCACCAGCAAGTATTTCTTTTTGATCAAGATATGTCTCATCCATATACTTTTCAATTTGTTCAGGGTCCATAGCTTCATTCAGCATTTGTTGAACTTGTTGCTCTTTTTCCTGCATTGCAGCTTGATATTCTTCCTGAGATTTATATGATTCAGGTACAATTTCTGGGAATTGTTTTTCTATTTTTACTTTTTCAGCTTCAATAGCTGCTTGTATAGTTTGTCTATATAACTTATTTTTGTATTCTGTTTTAGATTTAACACCTTCAGCATTAACTAAAACTACTTTTTGATTATCTGGACGTTTATACTCTTCGCCTAATAAAACATTAATCTTATTGTATGTTTTATTATATGGTTTAATTTCATGTGCTATGGCTCCTATCTCTTTCTTTATACCTAAAGAATCACAATATTCTCTAAAGTCTTCTTGGTCTAATTGATTGTTAAATAACCTATAGTTTGACAGCATATTTTTTAAACGTCTGTGTTGCCAATGTTTTTCATCTAAGAAAGTCTGATCAGTTTTATCTGATTTGTTTTGACAATCATAACAGAAATCTTCTTCATGATAGCGAACAATTGAGTTTACAAATGTTTTCACTTTTGCAAAGTCATCTTCTTCTTTTTCTTTATATGATAATCGTTGTTTTGGAAAAAAACTTCTCATTTATATATTTTAATAAGTGTATAATAAATCTTCTTGATTTCTTTTTTTAAATAAATTCTCGTTTTCAAATAAAAATCCTAAAGGATCTTTTTCATCATCTTTTATATAAGGATTATGAATTTCTTCTAATCGAATAATACAACCAATTAATGCCATAACTCTGTCAAAGTTACCTTTTCTATTGTAAGATATTAATTCTTCTATTAAAGGTTTAGATGTTAAGTAATCAATATTAGTTAAATCTAATCCTGTTTTTTCATCAACTCCTCGTTTCTCTGATAACCAGTCATAAACATATTGTTCACCAATTTGTTTAAGTTTATCATTACCCATAGAATAACCAAACTTTCTACCTGCCATATTTGAACTTGGCATGTGTCTTTGTATAGTTACAAAAGGTGGAGGACAAAGTAAATCTAATCTTTTACGTTTAGTAAAAAAAGGTCTTACTTCACCTCTATCATTCTCAAAATTAATTTTAGCATTATAGTATATTGCAAGTTTCTCCAGGTTATAATTGTATTCTTCCATACCACCTGGATCAGGTCTTCCAACATATTCAGCAACAATTTCATCGTGTCCATATCCTTGTAAAGCTAATTTTTTTGTTTTTAATACATATGTTGCACCTAATGATTTACCACCATCTGAGTCAATACCCCAAGGGTCATGTCCAATAATATACAAATCATCAGGAATAGTTCCACTAAGTTCAACTGGGTGTTCATATATAATAATAGCACCTTCAGTATCAGTTTTATGGTTAGTAGGATATTCCATAATAGGTCTTAGTTTACCTTGAAGGTCTGGCTCCCACCATACTTTTCCTTCTTTATCTACTAATTGTCCTACCTGTCCTAAATATTTATAAGTATCATCAGATTTAAGTTTTGATAATCGTGCATATAATTCAGCAGTCTGAAATATATTACCTTCTGTTATCAAGAAAGCTTCTGATGGTGTTTTACATTTCTGAGTTAATAAAGCATTATAAGCTTTTTTATCTGAACCTCTTTTTGCTAATCTTTCTAAATCAAGATTCCACTCCGCCATCCATCGGTTGGCATTACCTTGTTCATCCATACCATCATAAAGAGTATCTTCTATAACAGCCTCACTACGTCTATACCACATTTCATCTACAAACCAACCACACTTTCCATTGATATCAGTTTTTTCATAAATATTATCATATTCAGCAAGACCATATTGTTTTGGATTATAAAACATATCTGAAAAGTCTTTAGTAGCTGAATTCATATCACCACCTGTACCAAAAATAATAGGAATACCAATCATTTTATCTCCATCTCTAAATAATGGCTCAGATATAGTATATGCCATTTTCAGGTTCTCAAATAAACCAGCTTCTTCGAATATCATTCGAGTTGCTGACTTACCTGCAGATTTAAACGCAGAGTTCTTAAAAGTCATAATCTTAATAGAAGATTTATAACCTTTAATAATCTCGATACCATTAGCATTCTTTTCTTTATAACCAGACTTGATTTCATCTTGTCTATCTATAACTCTAGCATGTCTAAATTCTGTATTCTCATTTAAAAAGTTACTCATCTCAAGTACCATGTTCATAGTTGCTTGTGCATGATCTGCTAAATAAGATGCTATAATAACATACGATTCTTTAAAGAATGTATACTTCCATAATGCTCCTGCAGCATTTTTAAAAGAGAATCCTTTTCTACGTGCCTTAGCACATATCATTCCTTTTTTATCTTTAGAAGTTAATCCATATTTCTGTGGGTTTTCATTTTTTTCAAGTTCTAAAAACCAGTAATAATCCATAGAACAAAAATCAGGAAAGTCAAGCTTTTTTACTTCCTCTCCCGTATTCTTATCTATATTATACTTCATAATTCGAGTAAAATTTAGATAAAAATAATGTTCCCCTGTGATTTTTATACCACAAGGGGTTCCATTAATTTCAGGTTCATATCCTTCTAAACATCGTCTTTTTTGTACTGACCAATACTCGTTGTATTGTACAGTACCTTCTATTGCATTTGTATAGGTAGGAGTTAAGTGAGTTCCTTCACATGCTTTTACAGAACGATTATATTCATTGGCAGCAGGTGAAAAGACAGAACTATCTTTAAATTTAAGATATTTCCATTGAGTATTACGCACAGGATTCTTCAAAGACATTTCGGAAACACTCTTCCTTACTGACTTTGGTATATCCTGTAGAATTAAATCTTCAGTCCATTCTATTGCTACCTGTTCGTTAATCATTTAATATATTGGAAGGTCTTACTCCACCTTTTATTTTTCTAGTTGTTTCTAATTCTTTCTCTGAAATCTCTTTCAATTTCATATACGATTGTGCATACTTTTCGTACTTCTCTATTGTTGCACCTATTTGATTCATCTCACGTGCATCTGCTGCTTCCATTCCTTCAAGACTTTTATTCAATTTATCAATAGCAATTGATACAGAATTAAAAGCTCTTGTAATAGGAGTTTCAATAAGTTTTTTATATTTCTCAACAGCTTCTTTTACTTCTTTAGAAGGTTTCCATTTTTTATCTGAGATATAATCTGCAATAATAGTAGATTCTCTTAAAGACGCATCCAATTTAGCATAGACAGATTTAGGTTCAGACATATGATATATGTAAATCAATTCCTGTGTTGCTTTATGTTTTTCCTGTGTAACATCTGCATCCCAGATAGCTCTCATTTCAGGTATAAATAAACCTTCAGGAGTTATTCTTGGTATGTTATTCTTTATATCAAATATCATTTAAATCTATTACTATATTATTTATTTTCTTAAATTCTTCCCATTTCTCTTTGTTCATTAAATTAGGATATCTTTTTCCATCACATGCTTTGTCTGCAAACCATTTATTAGGTACAGGACAAGTACATGCTTGACAGTGTCCCATTTTTTCACAATCTTTACATAAAGAAGCTCTGTAAAAAATTTGTTCTTGATTGTGTAAAGAAGTTTTTAAAAAAGGTATTCCAAATTTATTTCCTAACTTATTGGCAAACATTCTTGAGTTGCCTTGAAAAAATTGTTTAATGTTGTTTAACGTAATCTCCGCCATTATATAATTTTAATATTTTATTTGATAAGTTTTCTTGTATGTTTGTATAAAATTCTTCAGAGTCTGTTGAATAAACAGATCCAATATAATTACCTATTCCATAAACAAGATGTTGCATTTCATGATTAAATAAAGTTATATCTTCAAATTTTTTAGAATTAAAATCTTTTATAATGATGAGTTGTATTGGACCTGATTCTATTGAGTATCCTCTATCTTCATCTAAATTTAATTCATCTATTTTTTTTATTAAACTTAATGAACGTGTTAATGTTTTTATATTTGCTTGAAGAAAATCGTATATGTCTGATTTATCTTTTTCTTTAAAATTAAAGAAAATCATTACACTTGAAGGTAATAAATCTAAATCAAAATATACTATTTTTCTTTTCTTCATTTAGGTATAAATTTTGTTACAATAAATAAAACAAACACTACAAATAATATACATAGTGCTATAATAAAGTTCAATATTTTATTTATAAGTTTGATGTAGCGGGAACTGGATTTGCACCAGTGATCTTAGCCTTATGAGGACCACGAGATAACTTCTTCTCTATCCCGCTATATAAATACCCACTATATTTCAAGTGGGTATGTTTTTAAATTTCTTGAGGAATACTAATTGTATCTCCTTTCTTAATTCCTTGAGATTTCAAAGTAGGATTGTTTTTCAAATCTTCTTTTGTAATTTCATCTACAATTTCAGCATAGTTTGTACCTATAGCATAATTGTAAAAATCTTGAGCTGCTTCTAATACTCTTTCAGGTTGTAAGTGAAAAGTCTGAGCTGCTAATGATAAGCAACTTAATCTAAGTTGAATGTCGTGTTGTTCTTGTTGTGTCATTTTCCTGTTTGTTATTTTTATTTAGGTAATACAATATTTTCTACTATAAATTCAGGTATAGTAAAATAATTTTCAAATTCATTATTTACATTATCCTTATGTAACCATCTTTGCATTCTACCTGGATTAAATGCAACTGGATCTAAATCTACAACCATTCCTGGTCGAATACTATTTTTTACTCCTTCTGAACATCCTTCAGACACTTGAATAACTACAGCACGATCTTGATACTGCATGTTTTCAGAAAGTTGTACTTTCTTTTTCTTCATTTCTGATTCAGAAAGAATCTCTTGAGTTCTACCACCAGTCCAGATACCATCTGTATTATACATTTTTAATCTAAACATTCTTACTAAAAGTTTAGGTCCAATAAGAACTATTCGTTTAGTGATTTCATCTGCTGAATCAAATAATGCTTCATTATACTTATCTACTTTTTCATTCTCAATGATACCTTTATCCAAAGAATTGATTAAAACGGCATTTGTTTCATCAATAAAAATCTTTTTATCAGGTAAAATAAGATCATTTACTTGTAAGGTTACTTCACCTTCTTTTGTTAATCTTGTTGTTGTTGGACCTAATTTATTAGGTATTGTTTTTTCTAAGTTTACTGTTTTACCATCAACTTTACTGTTTTGTGCCATAAAATCCTATTTGTTTTTTATTTCCTAAAACTACTTCTTTTAATTTTTCGTAGCTTTCTTTAACCACTACTTCACCATAATCGTTGTGTCGTAGTGTGGTATAGTTCTTTTTCTTAACTCCATTATCATTATAATATTCCTGGAAATCATGAATCTTATCTAAACTACACAACCATTTAATTTTAAAATTCTTTTTAACTGGATAATGTATAATTATACTTTCTATTTCATTATCCTCGTTTAAATATTCTTCTTCAACATACTTCATAAGATCTACTACTTTTACAAATTCATAACCATTAGTCATTTTCAGTTCGTTTTAAAGCTTCATTTCTTAAAACCCAAAGTTTAGAAACTCTTTCAGTTATTTCTTCTTTTGTTAAAGGTCCTCTTCTGTATTTGTAAAGTTCTTTTCTTATTTGCCTATTTGTCTTCTTCAAGGATGGACAAAATGTACCAAAATTATGTATCAGAATTGTACCTGGTAATCTTTCTTTCATATGATTTGCAATATATGCAAAAACATGTGATTCTATTTTAGATACTGTTTCAGGTGTAACATTATGCATTTCTGCAATCTTATCATACAAACTTGATATGTTCTTCATAATTATCTATGACACTTATCTCATAACCATGATATTGATTTAGAGAAGATTCTTCAGATAATCCTATCTCATACTTTAATTGAATATAAGAAGCTCTATCTAATATTAGATTTTCTGCTGCACCTATTTTCTTAGATGCATTTCTATTTAACATTTCTTTTTCTTCTAAATCAATTTTGTCGAGTATGTTATAAAACTCAGTCATTTACTTTAAATTTAAAATTTAATTCTAATTCTTTTATTTCTAAAAGCTTATTAAGCATTTTATTTAAAGAATATATTCCATCAGAGTCTTTCTCTATATATCCTTTTTTTCTTATATCTTGAAGATATCTATCTAAGTTTGGTTTATTCATTCCTATCACATTACATACTTTTTTCTTAGCAAGATGACTAAAACGATTGTACTTAAATTTATCTTCAGTTAACTTCATGAATTCAAGAACTACTTTTCTTTCTCCATCAGTCAACCTTTTTTCTTTTGGGTAGTTAGCACCTAACATAATAAGAAATGTATTAAACATGTCTTCTCTCGTTAACTGTCTTTCTATTACTGCTCCTGTTTTCATTATGTTGCAAATATACGTCTTTTATTTTTAATAGGTAAACAGATTAAATAAGAATTATTTAATTATTCTGCTATAAACATTTTCTTAGCTTTATCACTAAGCGCTTTTATTTTATATTCTAACATTCCATCTTTACCTATAATAGGGTCACCTATAAATTCAATGTCATGTCCTATAATCAATCCTCCTTCAAAAGGATCAAATTCAACAACCCCTTTTTTGTCTAACTTTAAATTAAAGCTAGTTCCATTAACTCCTGGCTTTTCTAAATCTGTATATACTTCTTTCATATTTAATTCTTTTTCTAAATCTTCATATCCTGGTGGGTAAAATCCCCATAGTAATTTACACCATACTGCATCAGATGCTGATATATTATTCTCCAATTTTTCCTTCAATTAATTTCTTTATTCCAAAATATTCATCATATTGTTTTAAAAACTCTTCATTATATGTATAAGGAGCTTCTATCCAATCACACTTTATTTTATTTCTAAAGTCTAAAATCTTAGCTTGAAGAATTCTATTCTCTTCTTCTAAGTTGTTTGTTTTTTCATTAAGTGCTTTTTCAATACTTTTACCCATAGTATAGGCAAAAGCAGAAATTGACTCATTTTCTACATTGTCTGTTTTAATTGTTATTTCCATATCCTGTTTTTTACTTTATATACCAATCCCCTTACAGACTTTTGTCTGTTGGAGATTATATTACTATAATCCGATTTAACTTTAGACTTCATTTAAGCTGTACGTCAGTAGTTCACTACTTACACCCACTTGGTTACTTAATCTCCCTGTACTCAGGACACAATACTTATATGTTATGCACCAACCTTAAACTTATATCTTATAAGCCAGTTTTACAATTCTGGGAGAAAACTCTATCTTTATATAAGACTACAACCCCAGGTCTACCTCCATAAGTTGCTGGTTCTTTTAACAGTTCTCTTATGGACGATGATTCTATTCAGTTTGAATATCCTCAATTGCAATGCAAAGATACATAAAAAAAGCTGAAA